AAAAAAACGCCTTCTTCTCTTTCTTCTCCACCAACTACTTGGCCGATTTCCATTATGTCACCTTGTACAATTTCCATGAATATATTACGTTCGATCCTGATTGCACGTTGCGAGTATACAAGTCTGCTCGAATGTATATTTTTGCCGTGCCAGACCATCTAGCAAAAGCAAAAACTTCACTTTGAACGCCCCACTGGATTTCTGTCGGCCTAGTGGTAACGTCTGGAGTCCAAGCAACAATTGAGCTTCCTGCAACAGTCCCGACAACAGCTATGTATGTGCTGGTATCTTCGCCCCAAGTGCTAGTATTTGTGTTAGTTTCAATATAATCGGTTTGATCTAATCCGATCCCATTATCGGCAGAACTGTACGGATTCTTTCGAGCAAGAAACGATCCTTTTGTAAATGTGCCAGAGTCCACCAACAATTGTCTGGAAATTACAACTCCGTTAAATTCTGCGCTGCCGTCTTTGTTAATACTCCAACCAGTGGACCCAGCAGAGTAATTGCTTGACTGAATTACATTGCCGATTTTTGCGTTTGTGATTATACCATCACTGATTTGCGCTGAGTTAGTAACCACGTTCGACGCGGCAAGTTTGCCAGCCGTTATCGCATTAGACTGAATGTTGTCCGATTCGATGAACTCAAAGTTACCAATGGCAGCATCTATTGCTGATGCCGTGATCGAGCTTGCTTGTATGGCCCCGATAACTGCGTTATCAGCAAATATATTAGACACGTTCAATTCGGCAGCGGTAATGCTTCCAGCAATGATCTTGTCGGCATTGACGGAGTTTGCCGCCAGTTTAGTGACCGTCACAGCATTAGCTGAAATCTTGTCGGCAACCACTGCTCCGACTGCTAGCGAATCTGCCGTTACAGCGCCTGCCTGAAGAGCTGCCGTGCTTATACTGTTTGCCGCGATAGCATTTGCAGTCACAGAACCGACCGCCAACTTAGCCGCGATAATCTGCCCAGCTAAGATTTCGTTTGCAGTTATCGCGTTGGCCTGAATCTTGGCCGTCGAAATCGCATTGTCACCAATGTAGGTTTCAGTGATAACGTCCAAAGTTGCGACTTGCCCAGCACCAAGACCGCCCAATGTAGCTTGCCCAGCGCCAGCCCCTGAGAGCGTACCGTCAGAGTTAATGCTCACGTTGCCATTGACCAACCCTGCCGCAGCATTAGCCACTGGAAGCAATCCTGAAGCCTGTGTGGCGAGATTAAGTTGGTCTGTAAGGTCAGCGGCTGCAATCGCGCTTGTCCATGCTGATCCGGTGTATCGGTACAGTTTAGAATCAGTCGTGAGCATTACAACCCGACCAGTTACCAGCCCAGTTGTTGGCAAAGTAGTGACGCGCTCAATAGGTCGAAGCGTATCGCTAAATAAGTTTTCGCCCAGCGTTCCAGTGATATCAGCGGTATCTACCAGCGTTGTAAACTCAGGCACCGATGAGTCATATCGGTACAGCTTCGCATCTGTAGTCAGAAAAACAATGTTTGGCCCAGTGTATCCGCTCGGTGACGGCAAGGTGGAAACCGCTGAAATAGGCTCGATACCAGCAGCAAATGAGGCGGCTGTGATTGCGCCAGGATCCACATTAGACGCGGTGTATAGTTCTGTAGTCCATTCGGTTCCCGTCCATACATAAAGCGTCTGGGTAGTTGTCAGAAACTTGATCTGACCGATATGCTCACCAACAACGCCGACAAGAGTTCCAACCGGCTGGATCCCAAACGCATCACCAGCGGCAAATTGATCAATAACGCCTTGGTTTAAATCATCAAGGCTAACCTTCAATGTGGTCGCCGACACCGCAGAACTAAAACCTGACCTATTGCCTGATCTGTCAGCAGAGCGCAGCCAGTAATATCGCGTGACGTTATTAGCAAGACCAGTAATCGTATGCTGATCTGCAAGCGTCTGAACGACCAGCGTAGAAGTACCCTGATTGTTTGTCGTGTTCTCGAATATCTCAATGAACGCCAAATCAGAATCAGATGGGTTTTCCCAGTTGAGCTTGATCTGCTGGATTCCACCCGTCGCAGTAATCGTTGAAGCTCCTGCTGGAGCTGTTTGATCGCCTTGCAGGATGATTGTTCCAGTTATCTGTTCTGATACCTTGCCGGTCAATGTCACGGCCCTGACGCGGAATGTGAACTCTTCAAGCTCTCGCATCCCAGAGATGACCGTTGTAGTGCCGTAAACATTGACACTTGAATAAGCCCCGCCACCACCTATGACATCTTCGTTCACGCTGCCATAGTTAAGCTCTAGCGTTGTCGCGTCTGCTACTGATCCGTAATTGATCGTTGCGGTATATGCGTCAGACGTCAGCCCGTAATCGATCTCGCCCTGACTTGTCTGCTTGAACTCGACTTCAAAGAATGAAATGTATTGGCTGTCAACTGGCAAGGTCCAGCTAACCTGAACAGCGGGTAATACCGAACCATCATTGCCAAGAACAGTAGTTTCGACCAGCGTCAATGCGGTTGGCGCTACTTGCTCGGGAGTGTCGTCAATGATGTCCGTATAGCCTGGCGTGATTGGCCCAACAGTCGCGGAAATGGTTGATATATCATTGTCAGGGTTTCGATCAGATACAGCAGATGAGTCTGTTCCCGTCCCGTATTGAAGCGCCCTGATCCAATAGAATCGAGTATCACCAACTGCAAGCGGATCAACTGCGTTTGATGCGTCATGGAAGAACTGCGTTCCCATCGTCCTGCCGATTTCAACCCTATTATCCCAAGATGAGTCAGGCGAAGCATAAATGGCTATCTCTTTGAATTTTGCTGTATTGACAGGATTAAGCCAATTCAAATCAACACTTTTTAATCCAGCAGTTGCTGTAAGATTCTGCGGGTCAGGTACTCCAGGGAAGCCTTCGGTAATAACGCCGTCTGCCGAAACGGTGGAATATTCCTCAGGCAGCATGTCCGCGTATGATCCAGCATCGTCTTCTTGCAGCGTTAGGAGTACGCCATTTTCTCCTCCGTCGTTGAACGACCAACCTAAACACTGGAACACCTTAGATTCCCAGTTTAGCTCTTCGATTGATACTGACACACGATCACCAACAGCTACTCTCAGTCCGGCAAGGTTGGCCGGAAAGCTGACTATCTTTTGCTGATCGCTTAGTTGAATTAACTTATTTGCAATTCGTTGAGCCATAAACGCAGAATTGGTAAACGGCAGCTCAATCTCTTTTTCCAAAACTTCATTATTGTCTCGCAATAATGCGGAAGTAATAGTGACCTTTGGGAACTCGCTTGTTTTGTGAAGCTCTGCAGGATCCATAAATATCCCGCCAATAGTGTTGAATCTTTCTGACCGCTCAACAGACGTTTTAACAGCTAATGACCCAGATAAATCTTCTTCATTTATAGATTCGGTTGGCGCTTCGTATATGCCAGCCTTGATGTAATAAAAACCGCTGGAATATATCAACTTGCCATTCATTGCACTTAAAAGTTTATCAATGCTAGCCCTGTGGCTATCAGTTGCAAACAAAACTCCGTTGGCAGTGAATCGTTTTTCTGTTCCCCCAGGTACATCGACCACTGCATCGCAAGCATTTGCAGAAACAATAACGGTGTCCCAATCAATCTTTGAAGGATTAATCTTCATTCCAAATCGGGTATTTGTAAGATAATCAGCAATCGCTAAAGCGGGATTGCTTGAAAATACAATTGATCCAGGATTTGTCGCCGCACCGCCAGGAAATATATCAAGTCTTGGATCGTATATTCTTCGACCACGAACAAGCGCCTTAATATTGTTTGGCGAGTATTTGTCCCAGACTTCTTGGCTGTCATCGTTGAGAACAAATTGCGTGTGAATATACGCTATTCCACGGCCACGATGATTTTCTGTGTAACCAAACCAATTTGCAACCAAGTTATCGTCAGCGGTTTGATCCGGCGTCCCAAGAAACTTTGTAACCGTCATTATGTTTTGGAATGTGCCGCTAGTCACAAGACCAGAGCCGTTGAATTGGTTTTCCGGTATTGCTTGGTCGTCAAGCCAGATGTCCGTTATAGCATCGACTTCATGTCCGGCTAAAGCTATTACATGGTGCATAACTTCGTTGTCCGGCCCACTTACGCCTACAAAAGTGATTGGCCCTGAGACAAGAGCCTGGCCATAGATTATCTTTTGCGGCTCAACAGTACTTCTTACCGTACTTTGGCGACTTTTGTCATTGTTCGGAGTTGCCGATGTTGGAACTTTAAAGTTTGCAACTTTGTACGCCATTACTCCGGCGCCAATCAACACAGCAGCTCCAATAAATGCTGCGGTTGCCCCGACAGCAATACCGGCAGTTAAAAAAGAACCAATTGAGACTAGTACAGGTACTATTGGTGGCATATTGACCACCCGCAAACTTGATATTTATTTGGCATTTTAATCATCCCTTTCTCGGTCAAACATATCACAAATTCGCCCAGCTTAATGCCCATTGTCTCTCCGGTCACAGGGAAATTGCTTATGATTGGATCGCCGTCATTAAGGACTTCTGATGGCTCGCCAAGTATATCAGTTATCAATTCCTTCAACCCGCCAAATTGATCTATCAATTTTAATGCATCTTTTTTTGAGTAATACTCAAAGTCCTTGGCGTAATCCTTGCCGCTCAGATGCTTGACCACATAAGATACAAATTGACAACAATCAGCGTCACCATATTCAAATTGGCGTTTTTTCCATTCGTTCAAAGCTTTAATTGTTTTTAATCTACGACTCAAAATAAACCGCCTACACCGCCTACAGTAATCCCGCCCGTAATGTCTTGCGGAGTAAATCCAGCAACTGAATCGGTATTATTGTCGCGCCATCTAATTTTTGCGCCTTCAATCTTCGGTAGGAAGTCGAAGAATAAATCGCCTGGGTAGAAGTCTTGTTGAGCCTGAGTTGTATATTTCAGATTTGATGATCTGTCAAATGCGGCCAGTTCTGACTCGCATTTAATTGAGATTTGATCGTTTTCTGCTCCAGCAGTGACATCCATCACATCCATGTGACCCGCCCACATTTGCAGAGGCGTATTCAACAGCTCATCGTCTGAAGATAAGGCACCGATATAAATTTCAACAGGACGCATAAAATAATCTTCATTCAGTGCCGCGCCAGATACGTCAGCATCAAGTGCAGAGACAGTAAGCGTTATCCCATATGGGCTGACATCAGCTCCTTCTTCGAGTTGAGATACTGAGCCAAGCGATCCGACGCCAACCCAATCCTCGCCACCCCAAGTATAAGTTCCGATGCTGTTATGAAGGCGAACAATACCCGATGCGAAATCCAGCATAACAAATGTGATGACAGATACGTTTGGCGCGATAAACGCAGCAGCACTAGCGGCACCAAATGCGCGGCTCATGCTAAAACATCCTCGATGGCATCAATTGTGAACGATGAAAGCCTGCTAACGTCATTACTCCAATTAGCAGAAGACGCAAGCATAAATACACCGTTAACTGGCGAAGTGTAATCGACTGTTCCCGCGTTAATTGTCGGCTTACGAATTGGCGGCGCAATCTGAATTGTTATGTTTCCAGAAGTATCTGAATTTGCGTCAGTGGTAACCATGTGGAGTTCATTGTTAAAAGACACATAATCACCGGCTTTTACATACCCGACAATATTTAACCCAGTAGTGAGACAGACAAGGTTTACTCCGCCCTGATCGGCCCCATTGATCGTCAATGTTCCAAAACCGACGCCGCGCCGAACATAAGAGTGATCGTGAAGCGTAAAGCGATGCTCCTGGCCGTTAAGCTTGGTCAAGAAAGCCTGCATTATTGCTCTGTCATCACCATTTAGATTTGAGAAGCTAAGAGAAGCCTTCCACAAAGATCCTTTTCTGTTGGATGTTTGAACGCTGTTCGTCAGTGGAGATCGATAGGTCTTAGTGTTAGTGACCATCTCGATTGAACTTGAGTTAGGCGTTATAGCTGGAAATGCAAATGTTGTCATGCGAATCGCCTCCTTCTCATGAGATCCTGAATTGTAGCCACAGATGCGGTTGTTGCTTGAGTAACAGCTTGCCGTATCTTCATGTCAACGTCGGCTCCAGCCCCACCGGCATCTATGTTATTGACGATAGTAATGCCGCCGCCCTGGCCCTTCGTGTGGTCAATTACCGATTCATTGGGATGCAACATGGCTAAAACGCCACCCTTGTTATCCAAGCCAGCAGAACGGCTTCTGCCACCTACATGACCGCCGCCTTCAAACGAGGCTAGAGTCTGACCGGCAATCATTGCTGCTGTAACATAGCCCATTGATATCGCTGCTGTGGCCATCGCTGGAGCTGCTGCAACACCAACCGGACCCATCATCGCCATTGCCGCAGTAATAGATGCTGCTGCCTCATAGCCCTTGATGATGGCCATACCAGCAGCCATTGCTTGCTGTGCCACATAGAATGCTTTGCCGATAGCAGACCCTTCTTCAAGGAAGCCTGCCATACCAGAGATCTGTCCCTGGAACGATGACAGAACACTTGATGTTGCTGCTAACTGTGCAGCGACAATATCATCATGCAACTTTATGCTTTTATCAGTAAATATTTTTTGAGCCGCAAGTCGTTCCGCATCTGCTTCTGCTTGAACCGCATTAGCTAATGCTTCATATTCTACAATCTTCGCGATCTTTTCTTCGTATTCTCTTTGTATCTTATCTGCTGGAGACTCAAGCTCTTCAATAGAGCTTTGTTGCAGGTCTGCAAATGATTTGGCTGCGTCTTCTCGTTTGGTCTTTAAAAGCTCTTGGGCTGCAAACTCTTCTCCCATAAGCCTTATAGCTTCAAGCGTTGTCTCATTGGCCCCAAGTTTTGCTGCATTGTAGACACGGATAGCGGTTGCCGACATATTTACTTGAGCAAGTTCGTCCGCAAGACTTAAAACCATATCATCAAGAGACTTCTTATTCTCTAATGATGTCTCGGCAGATTTCTTGTCAGCTTTGTCTTTATCAATTAGACCTTGCTTATGTTCCGCTAGTACGCGTATAGCCTCCTGCTCTTCAAAAGTGGCGCCCTTGAGCGCAGCGTTACGAACAGCTATTTCTGCTGCCGATTTGCCAAACATGGCAATCTCTTCCGCAAGAGACTTATTCATATCATCAACAGATTTTTGATTATCTTTTATAGCTTGAGCTGCGTCCTCGTCAGCGGTTTTCTTTCTTTCGAGAGCTTTACCTATCATCGTAAGAGAAACTATTTGTCGCCAATTATCTCCCGTAGCACCGGCCTGAGTTGCGGCATATTCTGCCATCTGCATCTCTGTAAAACCGTATTGAGTCTCTACTAGCTTCAGCTCTTTAATCAGCTTTTCGCTCGCATCTGTAACGCCGTCCGTCTTCTTCTTTATCTCATCTTGAAACTTTAAGTTACTAGCTATATCTTCATTTTGATCCCTTATAAGATCGTTTAAAGCCTTTATTCTTTTTGCCTTTTCTCCCTTGTCGCCTTCATATGACTCCCAAGCAATAAGCGATATTTTCGCTTCATCTATGGTTTTTTTTGCAGAATCAATATTAGTCTGAAAGTTTTGAATCTCTACGCCTGCATCTCTAAGCGCTCTTCTTCTTAAAACTCCATCTAGTTTGTCAAAAGTCTCAATAAGATCTTTTTGCGAGTCTTCGACCTTTTTCATAGCCTTGCTTGCCCCAAACAGGTTGGGAATCAAGACGGTACTAAGCGCAGCTACAACAGCCAAAACTGCACCAATCATTGCGCCGCCAGGGCCGAACAAGGACGCTACCTGGGAGCCTTGTTGACCAAGTATTATCATGCTATTGGTGCCCATTTGGGCTTGGACTGCCATATCCTGAATTTGATAACCAACCTGACCAAAACCGCCGCGCATAAATCTAAGATGCTTGGTAACACCTTGCATTTCTTTTTGCTGCTTTATTGCGTCGGTTCTTTGAAGTTGAGCAGCTTTTACGGATTCGATTTGTGCAGCAGTAGCCTTAGACTGCTCTAATCGATAGATTTCGATCTGATCTCTAGTCATGCCATAGGTGGCAGCCTCATCACGCAAGGCGGCAACAAGATTATCTGTTGCTTGCTGAGCCTTTTGATCTTGTTGTTGCTTTTTCTTTTGAGATGCTGCCGCCCTATCGATGGCGCTGATGTTTTGTTGAGTAGCTTGCGAACGAGCTTGAGCTTCCATTTTCTGTGCGGAAATGGTTGCCTCTAATGCTTGCGCTTCGGCAGCTTGTTTTTCTTTGTGGGCTTGTACTTGGCGTTGTAGCTGATATATCTGCATGATCTGGAACGGTCCAGCGCCAGCCAGCTTTGCCTCCCAGCGAACGAGAGCGTCGGCAGACAACTGTGTTGCCATCTTCTGCTTTACCAACGATTGCGTCATTGATTCCAATTTCTTGGAAATGCGCGTTATTGGTATGCTGGCGCCGTCCTTGACGCCTACATTAAATATTGAAAGTTCAGCCATTCTTTTTCGCTCGCTCGCCTTTTAATCGCAAAAACGTAAACCAATGATCATATTCATTGACCGTCATGGCAAGAATAGATGACAAAGGTTG